CCCCGTTGAGCTTTAGGAGTCCCGTAGATCTTCTATAAATACTAATCCAGACGAAAATTTTACGTTTTTTTGGTTTCGTCTAGTTCCGGTATAGGGGGTACTATGTTTATCTTGCGGGTATCCATATTAACGTAGGCTATTCTGACGCCCATCTTTTTTTGTTCTTTCGATAGTACGCGGCTGATTCGGTATTTCCCGCCCTTGTATTTTCCGCCACGCCCTTTTAGTCTTCTAAAGGATTCTGTCTTTGCATCCAGTGTGTATATCTTCCCCGTTTCGCTGGATATAACAACAAGGTCTATAGGACCGAAGGCTGCTGTAGGTTTGAATACGTAGAACTTGCGCCTTAAAAAATATTCTGTAAGTATCGTTTCCGATATTAGACCCTTGTTGTGTGTAATGTGCATATATAGAACACCCCCCTATTGGAGTCCCAAACAACTTGTGTGCAAAAATTTTATTTGGTAGTGTTTGGTTACGGTTCCCACAATGCCGCGGGCGCGGCGTTTAAACCTGCGAAAGAGTTTTATGCCTTTAGTTGTAAACCCCGAGTTAGGGGTACCACTATCATCTGATACACCATATATAGATTTGAAAGATCGCGCTGAATACGCGTGCAACACCGCGTCTAAACTGGCTGAGTATGGGTTAGACATAGAGCCTACCACTGAAGATAAGGACGTAGCTGCTAAATTAGCTATATCCTATGCAGATAATCCTGAAAAGACCTCAAAAAAAGTTACTACCAAGCGGGCAGCTACCCTAACCCCCGCTTCTCTCCTTATGACTAACAGTATTTTGCAGGAATTTGGGCAGTCTGTTGCAGAGAGCGCGGCACAAATACGGCATTTAGTCACCAATAAGTTGATTTTAGAGGCAGATAACCCTGATGCTCGCGTGCGTATACGGGCTTTAGAGCTATTAGGTAAGATATCAGACGTTGGTTTGTTCTCTGAAAAGTCTGAAGTTACCGTAACACACCAATCTACAGAGGATTTAAAGGAAAATTTACGCGCAAAACTTGCAAAATTAGTAAATCCCGAAGAATCTAGCCCTGTTACCCTTGATGGTGAGGTTTTAGATGTGGATGAGGAGTTAGGTTTAGGCGAAGAGGCTACGACAGCAGACCCCGAGTCGGAGAATAAGGCCGATGCCCGAGAGTAACGCGGCCATACAGGACTTTACCGAGTCTGATATTCAGGTGATGCTGGATAATCTGGATAGTTACACCCCTCAAGAATTAAATGATATAAATACTATTGTAGATGAGCTTAATACACGTAACTACAACCAGAAAGCGTATGATGATCTGATCGCGTTCTGCAAACATATGCAGCCAGATTATAAAGTGGGTAAACATCACCGTATTTTGGCGAATATGTTGATGGATATTGAGCAGGGTAAGAAAGATCGTATATGTGTTAACATACCGCCTAGACACGGTAAGTCCCAGTTAGTCTCGATTATGTTCCCAGCGTGGTATTTGGGGCGTAATCCGGGTAAAAAAGTGATGATGGTGTCACATACCACGGATTTGGCGGTGGATTTCGGTCGAAAAGTACGTAATCTGATTGCTACAGATGAATATAAGGATATTTTTCCTACTGTTTCGTTAGCGGTTGATTCTAAATCCGCTGGTAGGTGGAATACTAGTGTGGGTGGAGAGTATTACGCGTGTGGTATTGGTTCCTCTATAGCTGGCCGTGGAGCAGACTTACTCCTGATCGACGATCCTCATTCAGAACAAGACGTTATAAATGGAAACTTCGACGTTTTTGCCAAAGCCTACGATTGGTTCACTTACGGCGCTAGAACTCGTCTGATGCCCGGCGGTAGCGTAGCGATAGTTCAAACGCGGTGGCATATGGACGATCTGACCGGGCGGGTTGTAGTCGATATGTCCCAAAACGATAAGGCCGACCAGTATGAGATAGTCGAGTTTCCGGCTATTTTGGAGGTACCTAGGAAGAAAGGGTCTGGGTATATAGAAAAGCCGTTGTGGCCGGAATTCTTCGATCTTAACGCACTTCATCGTACAAAGGCTTCAATGCCTACTTTCCAGTGGAATGCTCAATACCAGCAAGAGCCCACCGCGGAAGAGGCGTCTATAATAAAACGTGAATGGTGGCAGTCGTGGGGGGATGAAGCCCCACCACTGTGTGAATATATTATAATGTCGCTGGATGCGGCAGCAGAATCACATAACCGAGCCGATTTTACTGCACTTACAACGTGGGGTGTATTCTTAAATGAACACACTGGCGCGCACAATATAATTCTGTTAAATAGTATAAAGCGGCGTTTGGAGTTCCCTGAGCTAAAAGAGATGGCTATGGAGGAATATTCTAGTTGGGACCCAGACGCGTTTATTGTTGAGAAGAAAAGTTCTGGTACCGCGTTGTATCAAGAGATGCGTAGGATGGGGTTACCTGTACAAGAATATACCCCTCATCGGGGGTCAGGGGATAAGTTGGCTCGGTTGAATTCTGTTTCTGATATTGTATCGTCTGGATTAGTGTGGATACCAACAACGCGTTGGGCCGAGGAAGTTGTAGAAGAAATAGCTGGGTTCCCGTTTATGAGCCACGATGATTTGGTTGACTCTACTATTATGGCTCTTATGCGTTTCCGCCAAGGCGGATTTATACGACTACCCACAGATGAACCCGAAGAGCCTAGGTTCTTTAAGTATCGCCAAAACGGATATTATTGATATGGCTGAAGATAAAGCGCGTACTCCACGGGAATACATTAATCAAGTACTGGGGCTGGATAGTTCTGGCGTTAGAAATGTTGATAATTTCCTAGAGGGTTTAGCCGCAATAGAGTCTGATAGAAAAAATCTTGCTCATGGTAGCAATAAAAAATCTTCGGCGGGGGGATATTTCCAATTTTTAAATAGTAATGGTGATAATGGTGGGTTTGACGGTAGTTCTCTCGATACAGCACTTAACCGGATGGCGGGGGTATATAAGGTACTAGGGAAAAAACTACCTAAAAAATTTGCTGATGCGCGTACTAATAAAAGTGTTACCGGGTTGGGATATGATGACCAAGCACTTTTAACTCTAGTTAATTTACAGCAGAATCCGGCTAGTACCAATAAGCTACTAGAAGCGGTGGGTAGAGGCGATACGGGCGCAGCTAGGGATTTATATAAGAATTTTCACCTCACCCAAGTTAACACTGGAGCAGAGCAGTTTAAGAAGATAAACAAAAAAGTTGAACGTGAGTTTGGCAGTCGGTTAGTTCCTGAACAAGGCGCGCAAGACCCCGTAGTTGAACAGTTAGAAAAAGATAGTAAAAAACTGCCGAAGGCAGCTTCGGGTAAGGAGTTAGGGGTTGAAGGCGAAGAGCCGGGGAATATTGAGAGTATTATTAGGGCATACGAGTATGCCGATAAGTTATCAAAACCGGAACGTCGGAGTAAAGTTGGGGAGTCGTTTGATGTAATTAGTAGTATGGTGGGGTTAGGTCCAGATAGAAAGCGTGTTGTCCAGGCCGGTGATACCGCAGCGGAGATAGCTAGAGAGTTAGGAGTTCGTGTCGAGGATTTAGGTGGGTTTAAGCCGGTGACGCTTGACGATGGTAGCGAGGGTATAGACCGTGACATGATATACCCCGAACAAGTTCTTACCGCTCCTCCAGAAGACACAACGTTAGAAGAAGATTGGGAAGAACTCAAAAAGATATGGGGGCTCCACGAAGGCGGCGTGGTAGACCACTCCAATGTTAGCAGTCGTATACAGAATATAATGAAGCCAAAGGATTAGATTATGGCTATTGAACGAGCATTGAGTCCCCTACCCGAGGATATGCAGGCTACAGGTGCCGAAGTCGATCTTGAGATTGAGATTGTCGATCCCAAGATGGTAACGCTTGACGATGGTAGTGTGGAGATAACACTTATCCCTGATAGCGGCGCGGGCGCGGACGGGGAGTTTGATGACAATCTAGCGGAGGATATGGAGGAAGACGAACTTAGTAAGCTAGCGGATGAGATTATTGGGCTAGTCGATGCTGATGTAGATAGCCGTAAGGATTGGGCGGATACCTTTGTTAAGGGTCTTGATGTACTAGGGTTTAAATACGAAGAGCGTAGTGAACCGTGGGAAGGTGCGTGCGGCGTTTATTCTACTGTACTTTCTGAAGCCGCTATTCGGTTTCAAGCAGAGACGATGAGTGAAACCTTCCCTTCGGCGGGACCTGTAAAAACTAAGATTATCGGAGAAGAGACTAAAGATAAGGAGGAAGCAGCGGCTCGGGTTAAGGCTGATATGAATTATGAGCTTACCGAGAACATGGTGGAGTACCGCCCAGAGCATGAACGTCTCCTATATAGTTTGGGGCTTTCTGGGTCTGCTTTCAAAAAGGTGTATTTTGATCCGAATATAGGGCGACAGATTGCGGTTTATATTCCGGCGGAGGATGTGATTGTTCCGTACGGCGCGTCCCATATAGAGAGTGCTGAACGTGTTACGCATATTATGCGTAAGACTAAGAACGAATTGAGGAAACTTCAGGTTAATGGGTTTTACAGGGATGTAGAGATTGGGGACCCTCGGCCTTTCCATACTGATATAGAGGAGAGGAAGGCTGAAGAGGATGGGTATTCGGTAACTGACGATGATCGATATACTCTGTACGAAGTTCATGCCGATATTGTTATTGATGGGGTTGATGACTCCGACGATGGTATCGCTAAACCTTATGTAGTCACCATAGAGCGTGGCACTTCTGAGGTTTTGGCTATTCGCAGGAATTGGGACCCTGACGATGAGCTTATGCTCAAACGCCAACATTTCGTACACTATGTATATGTGCCCGGTTTTGGGTTTTACGGACTTGGGCTTATCCATATCATCGGGGGGTATGCCAAAGCGGGTACATCCATAATTCGTCAGTTAGTAGACTCTGGAACTTTGGCAAACCTTCCCGGTGGTGTTAAGTCTAGGGGCCTACGGATTAAGGGAGACGACACTCCTATTGAACCCGGTGAGTGGCGGGATGTAGATGTTCCTGGCGGCTCTATTCGGGATAATATTCTACCTCTCCCATACAAAGAACCTAGTCAGACACTTCTCGCGCTTTTGAATCAGATTACACAAGAAGGTCGTAGGTTGGGCGCTATCAGCGATATGAATATCTCTGATATGTCTGCTAATGCGCCTGTAGGGACTACACTAGCCCTACTTGAACGCACATTGAAGCCTATGGCAGCGGTTCAGGCTCGTGTTCATTACGCCATGAAGCAGGAGTTCAAACTCCTCAAAGACATTATTGTCTCGTATGCGCCTGAAGAATACAGCTACAAACCTATTAATGGGGAGCAGAGCGCGCGTAGGAGCGACTATGATACAGTCGATGTTATTCCTGTAAGTGATCCGAATAGCTCTACTATGGCTCAACGAGTGGTGCAGTATCAGGCTGTACTACAGATGGCGCAATCCGCCCCTCAAATCTATGACCTACCTCAACTACACAGGCAGATGATTGAGGTACTGGGGGTTAAAAACGCGGATAAATTGGTTCCTGTTAAAGACGACGCTGTTCCTGTCGATCCAGTTAGTGAAAATATGGCAGCGCTTGTTGGTAAACCTATGCAAGCGTTTATATATCAGGACCATGACGCCCATATCGCTACTCATACTTCCTTCATGCAGGACCCCATGATAGCGCAATCGATTGGGCAGAACCCTCAAGCGCAACAAATAATGGCTTCGTTGCAAGCTCATATTGCAGAACATCTAGGGTTCAGCTATCGTAAACAGATCGAAGAACGTCTTGGCGCACCGCTACCACCACCTAATGAACCTTTATCAGAAGAAGTTGAGGTTGCTCTTGCGGGAGTTGTTGCTGAAGCAGGGAAACAGCTTACACAAGCACATCAACAGCAGCAGGCGCAACAGCAGGCGCAGCAGCAAGCCCAAGACCCGATACTACAACTCCGTAGAGAAGAAGTGGCAGTCAAAAAGGCTGAAGTGGACCGTAAGGCCCAGAAAGACCAAGCTGATTCCCAGTTACAACAAGCAGATTTACTGCGGAAGGCCCAAAAAGACATGGCCGATGTGGCTGTAGCCGCGCAACAGGTGGAGCTAGACAAGGCCGAAATGGTATTGGATGCTAAGAAAGAGAAATTAAAGGTCGATGCTAATACACAAAAGGAAGCCGATAAACTCGACCTTGAGATATTTAAGGCAGTCACCACCCCTCCCAACATAAGGAACTAGATTAACCTATGGCAAAGACCGTCTTTGACGTACTTAAAGATCGTATCGAGGAGCAAAAATCCTCTGCAACGGAATTTCTTGCTAGTGGCAGCGCTAAAGATTACGCCCAGTATAGAGATATGTGTGGTTTAATTCGGGGTCTCGAGACCGCGCATTCTTTCGTAGAAGACCTCTCGCGTAACTATATGGAAGATGAAGATGTCTAACTTAGCGGTTAAGTCCGAACCCGTTGAGGTTACGGATGAAGAATTTGATGCCCAACTACCTACACCTGTGGGGTATCATTTATTGGTAGCAATGCCAGAAGTAGAGGATACGTATGCTGACACAAGTATCCTGAAGTCTATTACCGCAAAGAACCACGAAACAATTATGTCTATTATTGGGCTTGTCGTTGACATGGGCGAACAGGCGTACAGTGATGGAGATAGGTTTCCTACTGGTCCTTGGTGCAATGTCGGCGATTATATTATGTTCCGTGCCAATACTGGTACTCGGTTCGTAATTGGTGGCAAAGAATTTCGTTTGATGAACGATGATTCAGTTGAAGCCATTGTTAAAGACCCCCGCGGCGTGACGCGTGCATAGGAGATAGTTAATGCCTTTTCAGAAAGTAGAGTTTACGTTTCCAGAGCCAGACGAGGATGGCGCGTCTGCCGAGGATAATACCGAGATTGAAGTAGAGCCCTCTAGTGCTGTTGATGTTGAGGTGCCTAGCGCCTCTCCTGTTCAAAAAGAGCCTGATACCACCGACGAAATAGAGGTAGAGGTGGTTGATGATGTTCCTAAGAAAGATAGGAATCGTTCGGTATCAGAGCCCCCAGAAGAAGTTACAGATGAAGAGCTTGAGGATTATTCCGATAAAGTCCGTAAGCGGATCAAGCACTTTAGTAAGGGGTACCATGATGAACGAAGGGCTAAAGAGCAGGCACTTCGCGAGCGAGAAGAACTTGAACGGTACGCCCAAAAACTTGTTGAAGAGAACAAGGGTCTGAAATCTTCTGTTAATAAGAATCAGACTGTTCTTCTAGATCAAGCTAAACGCGCTGCTAGTACTGAACTAGAAGCAGCAAAAGACGCCTATAAGACAGCCTATGAATCTGGTGATACTGAAGCTGTAGTAGAGGCACAAGAAAATATGACGACCGCTAAAATAAAAGCGGATCGTTTAGGTAATATACAACTTCCCTCTTTACAGGAGGAGGAAGCACAGCTAGAACATACTGAACAACCCGCCCCGGCACCCGTTGACGACCGAGCACAAGAATGGGCAAAGACTAATACTTGGTTCGGTCAAGACGATGAGATGACAAGTCTCGCGTTGGGGTTGCATACTAAACTTGTCAAACAGGGTGTAGACCCTACAAGCGATGATTACTACGACGCTATAGATAGTCGTATGCAGCAAGTATTCCCCGATAAATTCGAGGACGTTGATAGACCGAATAGGAGACCAACTAAACGGCAAGCTAATGTGGTTGCCCCCGCAACGCGGAGCACTTCACCTAAAAAGGTGAGATTAACGCAAACACAAGTAAATTTAGCTAATCGTCTAGGGGTTTCACTTAAAGATTACGCCGAACAGGTTGCAATAGAGATGAGGAAAGCTGATGGCTGAGAATCGTATTGATCGTACGCACGAGACTAGAGAAAAAACGGCCCGTAAGAAGGCTTGGCAGAGGCCGCAGGTACTCCCTTCGCCTACTCCTGAGCAGGGCTATGAATTTCATTGGGTCCGTGTTGCTACACAAGGCACAGTTGACGCCACCAACGTATCCTCAAAATTACGTGAAGGTTGGGAACCTGTTAAGGCAGTAGACCACCCTGAAATTACAATGGTTACCGTTGAACAAGAAAAGTTCAAAGATAATGTTGTGATTGGGGGTTTGATGCTTTGCAAGGCTCCGAAAGAGATGGTTGACGAGCGTAACGATTACTATTCCCAGCAATCGAAAGCGCAGATCGCCTCTGTGGATAACAACCTTATGAGAGAAAATGACCCTCGTATGCCTTTATTCAATGATAGGAAATCGAAGGTCACTTTTGGCAATGGAACTTAACTGTAGAATAGGGGTTTAAGCTATGGCTTTTCCTACGATTGATGGTCCTTACGGACTTCGACCGGTTAAGATGCTTGACAACTCTCCATATAACGGTGCTACTCGACTGTATCGAATTGCTAGTGCTTATGGCACTAACATCTTTTATGGGGATGTCGTTAAACTCGTAACCGGCGGCACTGTTGAGCGGGATACCGCTGACGCTGCTATGACGCCTATTGGTGTCTTTATGGGATGTACTTTCACTGATCCGGGTACATCTCAACCCACGTTCAAGCAATATTGGCCCGCTAGCACGGTTGCTAGTGACGCTATGGCGTATGTGGTTGATGACCCGAACGTGTTGTTTAAAGTCGCTGTAGTTTCGTCTGGGACTACTATGTCTAGCCTTGCTATTACCGATATCGGTGCGAATTTGCAGATGGTAGATAACACCGGCAGTACCACTACTGGCAATTCAAAGATTGCTGTTGATGATACTTCCGCTACCACGAACACTTTCCCACTTCGTGTAGTAGACGTTGTTACTGAAACCAAAACCTCCGCGACGGCCTTCCCTGAAGTGCTTGTTAAGTGGTGTGCTGGTCATCAGTTTAGCAACACAACCGGTGTTTAGGGGAGTAGTGTAAAATGGCTATTTCAAGAGCACAATTACTCAAAGAACTCCTCCCCGGCCTCAATGCTCTGTTTGGTATGGAGTATGCAAAGTACGGTGAGGAACATAAGGAGATTTTCGAGCAGGAATCTTCGGATCGTTCTTTTGAGGAAGAAACCAAACTGTCCGGGTTCTCCGCGGCACCTGTCAAGGACGAAGGCTCTGCCATCGAATATGACAATGCTCAAGAGGCGTGGACGGCTCGTTATACGCATGAAACTATCGCAATGGGTTTCTCGGTTACCGAAGAGGCAATCGAAGACAACCTTTACGATTCGCTTTCTGCTCGTTACACGAAAGCGTTGGCTCGTGCTATGGCGTACACGAAACAGGTTAAGGCGGCTACTATCCTTAATGACGCCTTTTCCACCACCTACGGTGACGGTGTGGCCCTTTGCTCCACCTCTCACCCGCTAGTATCTGGTGGTACTAACGCAAACACGCCGTCTACGGCAGCGGACCTTAACGAGACTTCTTTGGAAGCCGCCGTTATTGATATCGCTGGTTGGACGGACGAACGTGGTTTGCTGATCGCGGCTCGCCCGAAGAAACTCGTTATCCCGCCCGCATTGCAGTTTGTTGCTACGCGGTTGTTGGAGACCGAGGGTCGTGTGAGCACGGCAGATAATGATATCAATGCTCTGAAGAACAACGGTTCTGTTCCCGAAGGGTATTCGGTTAATCATTACCTGACGGACACGGATGCGTGGTTCCTTATGACCGACGTACCCAATGGCCTGAAACACTTTGTTCGTACGCCGATGCAGACTTCGATGGATGCTGACTTCGATACGGGCAATAGTCGTTACAAGGCTCGCGAACGTTATTCGTTCGGTGTGTCTGATCCGCTTGGTATTTACGGATCGCCCGGCGCGTAAAACATTGAGGGGGGTACTTGTTACCCCCCTCTTTTAGTTATATTATATATTATCCCTGACAGTCATATTATGTGGCTGACACTAGCCAAGACAGGAGATGAACATGGCTAACACGACGTTTAACGGACCCGTTCGTTCGGAGAATGGGTTTGAAGTAATCAATAAAGCAGCCAACACGGGCGTTGAGACGACGGTCTTTGATGTTGCCTCGACGGGTATTGTCACTGACAAGTACGTTAAGCATGTTGGTTTTGCTACCGGTGTTACGGTCAACACTACGGCGGGGGATAGTCCTGCTATCGGTGAGTTTACGCAACCTGCTAACACCATTATCACCGATATCAAGATTCTTTGTGTTACGGCTCCTACGATTGGGACCGGTGATATCGGGTATGAAGTCGGAACGTCTAGTTCTGGTGCCCAGATTGTTGCCGCAGTAACCGATGAGATTTTGGATGGCGGTACTACGGTTGTTGTAGGTAACGTGACCACTACGACTTTGGTAGCGCAGACTCAGAGCGCAACGACTGCTCCTGCTTCTGCTCAGTATACCTCTGCGGCGCGGACTATCTACTGCAACATCACCAACACCGTAGATGCAACTACCGCTGGCTCCTTTACGTTCATCATTGAGTACGTGCAGGTTGCATAAGGGGAGTAAATTATGTCCTCTGATATTCAATCTACATTTGTAGAGGCTGCGACAGCAGACCCCGATGGTATATCTACCGCGGCGGCTGTTGGTAATAATGCTAACCTAGTCCTTGGGGGCGCACTTGCCTCTGGGGGCGCGGTTACGTTCGATGAGCCCCGTAATGTAACCATTCTCAGCGCTGGCGATGATTCAGGTATTTCATTTACAGTGACGGGTACAGATGAGACTGCTACGGCTGTAACGGAATCTATTACCGGAGCAAACGCGGGCACCGCAACTGGATCAACCTACTTCGCTACTATTAGTCAGATAGCGGCTGTAGGTAATCCTGCCGGTAATGTTAGCGCTGGTTCTGGTACTTCCATTGCTGCCCCCATATTCCGAGGTCGTCTACGGCTGCGGGGGCTTTATGCTGTTAATACTGGGACGGCGGGTACGATTACCTTTAGGCAAGGTTCTTCTACTGGTAGCGTTCGTATGAAGTTTAATACTGTGGCTTCTGCAAATACTACCCAGTATCCCGATGTTCCCGATGACGGTATTGTGTTCGAAAGTGGTGGGTATGTACTTTACACGCAAACTCATCTGTCTTCGATGACGTTGTTTTATGTAGGATAGTTATAGTGCATATGTACTATAAGTCTGGTGGTAAGGTACGTAAGCCAGATAACATGCCTGCTAGAAACAAGAAAAATTTCCGTTCTACTAAATCTGGTGCGGGAATGACTAAGGCTGGGGTGGCTGCGTATAGACGTAAAAACCCCGGCAGTAAGTTGAAGACAGCCGTTACGGGTAAAGTTAAACCCGGAAGTAAAGCTGCTAATAGGCGTAAATCTTACTGCGCGCGCAGTGCGGGACAGATGAAAAAGTTTCCTAAAGCAGCTAAGAATCCGAATAGCCGTCTTAGACAGGCTAGAAAACGTTGGAAGTGTTAGGAAGGAAGTTTGACATGCCAAGCGGACCGGGAACGTATGGGAATAAGGTTGGACGCCCCAAAAAACGCCGTTCCTTCAGCTATCCGACTGAGAAGGGGGTTCCACTTAAAGATTACAGAGATAAGAGAAAGAAGAAAGATAAGAGAAAGAAGGAAGCACCAGAAGCCAAATCACAGTCGTCTACCTTGCCATTTTTTGAGGGGTCGGGATTCGGTGACTTTGATAAACAGCAGCCTTCTGACCCATCAACAATGCGTGGTAGGGGTTTCGCGCCATTCGATAAGAAGAAGAAAGCACCAAAAAAGATGAACGCTGGTGGTAAAGTTCGTGGTGCCGGTAAAGCTACCCAAGGCGTTCGTAAGTGTAAAATGGTAACCATGAAAGGAGCCTAGTTATGGCTAAGAAGAAGAGTAAGAAAGTTAATAAGTACTCCCCTGGTGGAGATGTTCGGCGAGACGCGATGGGGTCGCGCCCTATGTTCGATGTTACTTTTCCACGGCCATCTCCGCCGCCCGGTTCCGTAATGCCCGGCGGCAGCGCTACCGGAGAGGTGGGGCGGATTAAGAAGTCTGCGGACCGTGCAGGTAAATATCTATCTGAAGCAGAACAGGCTATCGGCAGAGGCGGCGGTGCTGGCGTTGGTGGTGGTGGGG